GACGAGGCCGACCAGGTCCTCTTCTGCGACCTCTGCGCCTGCGGGAAACTTGAGGGTCGACGAGGTCGGACCCGTGCGGAGGTACATGCGCTCGGTGGTCGTGACCTTCGGGCGCTCGTCCTTCGGCTTGGGCTTGCCGAGCCAGTCCGTCGCCGGATCGCCTTGGCCGACGAGGTCGATGCCGCGCGACTGCACGGTGACCTCGAAAACACCAGGTGACGGAACGGCGCGCCTGCGCCCGCGTCGCTCGCTTTCGTCGAGTCTGCGGACGAGGTGCGCCATCCCACCAACCTTTTATTGCACTATTAGTGCAGGACAGCCTTGACGAACAGGTCGGGCCTGAACCACATCGCCGACGTGCGCTCCTCGCAAATGAGCAGAACGAGGTTCTGCTCGGCGTAGCGCTCGCGGTAGATCTGGGTGTTCACCTGCTCCCGATCGACGACCATGCCGCCGCGCTCGAAGTCCGACACGAGCGCCTGGCCCCTGGCGTACGCACGAGAGCGGTAGGACGGGACGCCCCACACCGTCAACGGGAGGGCCGCGAACGGCGTCCCCGCGTCGAAGGTGCCGGAACCGGCAGCGGCGCGCTTGACGAACATCGCCCACGCGTCGAAGGGGTTCATGACCACAGCGGTCGGCGTGCCGTCCTGATTCTCGACGTACGCGAAGGCGTTGCCGATCTGCTGGGCGTAGTCGCCGTTCGCCTCGGGGCCGTTCTGGTAGGTCTGGACGCCCGAGGTGTTGGTGATGCCGCCCATGTCCGGCCACGTGCCCGAGCCGTTCAGGTACTCCGCGTCCTCACGGAACTTCACGAGATACGGAAGCCGCTGGTTGATGTAGGCGATCACGGCCGGGTTGTCCTCGAACATCTGCTTCGAGAGCGTCAGCGTGGTCGCGATCACGGTCAGCGGAGCGTTCTGCGAGACGAAGCTGAGGGTCGCAGAGGGCTTCACCGAACCTTCGGCCACTGTCGTCGCGCCGCCGCCGGTCACCGACTCACCCGTGGTCGGGTTGAGCTCCTGGACGTACGGCATCGTGGCGAGCGTGGTCGTCATGTTCGGCATGAGATCGCGCATGTACAGCTTCGCCTGTCGGGGAACCGGGGCGATCGGCTGGCCGAGACGCGGCAGCAAGCCACCGGAGTCGGTCGAGTCGAAGGTCGGCGGTCCGCCAGCGCCCCACTCCGTGACGGCACGGAGGCCCTCTTCGTAGTGCGCGCCGCCGTAGCGACCGCTCCAGTCGAGGAAGTTGCGGAGCTGCTTGGCCTCGTTGCCCTCGAAGGTCGAGCGGAAGCCGTCCTCACCACCGCCGCGGCGGCCGTTCAGGATGAAGTCCACCGCCTCCGGCGTGCAGAAAGCCTCACCGATCGAGCGGACGCCCTTATCTCCGGGGCCGATGAGGCTTGCGAGACGCTGCTTGCGCTGCGCCCGTTCCTCTTCGGCGGACAGCATCGTGATCATCGTGTCGAGCATGTCGACCTCGCGGATCATGGAACGGAGGCCATCGTCGTCCACTTCGGAACGCCGGCCCTCGGCCATGTCGACGAACTCTTGCTTGAGTTCGGAAAGGCGCGCCTCGATGTCCTCGATCGACGCGTCCTTCACAGACTTCAGTGCAGGCATAGGTCTGCCTCTCTGTGAGATGGGTTGGGACGCGCGCCACCACCGAGCAATCGACAGGGGGTGATGCGTGGTGCTCCGCAATCGACGGAGCGAACAGGGAGGCGAGACGTCCGCCTTAAAGGGGCGGCCCATTGCAGCGTCGGCCTCACGGCTTTTCGCGTCTCGCTTCGTGGCGGGAGTCAGATTTGAACTGACGACCTTCCGGCGATGAACCGGCTGCGCTACCTGGCTGCGCTACCCCGCGGTGTTAGATCGTGCCGGCGAGCCGAACGGAGAAGCGTCCGTTGCTCAGTCCCCAGGTGCCGGCGACGACACAGTCCAGGAGGCCCGCGAGTCCTGCTGCGGCGAGGTGGAGGACGCGGGCCGGGTTGACCGTTCCGTGTCCGCCACAGGAGTCGCATACGACCTCGTGCGTCTCGTCGGCATCCACCGGGAGGACGAGCACCCCCACCTCATCGCAGGCTGCGCACGGAACGCTCATCACGGTCTCAGCGTCCGCGACGACGAGCGTCCCCAGTGCGATGCAGCGCGACGAAAGCACGTCCGTGATCGTGACGAGCCCGCGCTGCCCGCCCTCGATCTCTATGGCGAGGGTGAGCTCCTGGTCGGGAGGTGGAGACTCAACAGTTGGAGCGAGGATGGTCACGACTTCACCACCTCGAGCGTCGGTAAGGGGAAGATCAGCCGCCCGCCGTCTTGGAGGTAGCCGTGCATCCGCTCGACGATCCCCGACCGGAAGTGCCAAGGGAGCACGAGCAGATAGTCGCACTCGAGCACATCGGCGTCGGCGACGATTGGGATGTGCGAGCTCGGCGTAAATCGTCCGACCTTGTCGGCGTTCACCTCGCCGATGGCGGCGATGTCCTGTGGTCCGAAACCGCAGTACTGGAGGATCGTGTTCCCCTTGGTTGAGGCGCCGATCGCACCGACCGAGTCGCCCATCGAGTTGAGGGTGCGCACGAGGTTCACGAGCTCGTCGCGGAGCTGGCGGGAGCGACTAGCGAACGAGGCGAGTTCCGCTTCGCTCGTCTCTTCGAAGATTGTGATGCTGCTGAGGCGGTCCGCGTGTTGGCCGATCTTGCACGCGGTGACAGCGAAGCTGCCGCCGTTGACGTCGTTCAACTCGACACCGACGATCCGCATCCCCACGCTCTCGAGTAGCCCTGCGACCGTCTTGATCGTGTAGTAGGTCAGGTGCTCGTGGCAGATGGTGTCGTAGCTGTTCGCCGCGAGCATCGTCGGGAGATAGCACTGCTCGAAGTGCCACAGTCCGTCCGGGGCGAGACTTTCCGCTACGTCGGCGGCGAAGGCTCGCGGGTCCTCGAGGTCGTAGAGCACCGACAGCGACGTGATGAGCTTGGCCTTGCGCCCAGGCTCGAGGGTCCGGTAGGCCTCGGCTGAGAACAGGCTCGGCAGGATCCGCAGGCCCTTCGGGACGTGCTGGCGGAACTGGGGCGACGTCGGGTCGATGCCCACTCGCCGGAAGGACGGGTCGAACGAGCCAAGCAGCGTCCCGTCGTTGCAGCCGATGTCGAGGACGACGTCGCCCTCGTGGAGATCGGCGACCTTCGTCAGCTGCTCGGCCTTCTCGGAGAGGTGCCGGACCATCGCCGGGTTGAGTCCCGACCGGTAGCCGTAATGACCGGTCCCGTACACGTCGGCGTGGTCGCAGCCCTGGCTCAGCTGGACGAGCGAGCACGACGGGCAGCGGACGAGGTCGAGCGGAGCCGTGGGGACCCTCTCGTCCGGCGTGGCGGGGAAGTAGGACCCGATCGCCTGCGTCCCGAGGTCGAACACCGACTCCAGGCCGTAGCCACCGCAGAGGCGGCAGGCGGTGCCGGTGAGCCAGTCGAGGCTGGCGTCGGATTCGAGAGCGTGCACGGTCACCTCAGATGTAAGAGACGTGAGGGTGTTCAGGACGGGACGGGTGCTGGGTCAAAGGAACGCGCGGGGTGCAGAACCCGTCGCTCGAGGACTCGTCGTGGAAGTGCATCACGGCGTCGATGTAGACCTCGTGCTGCACGCGTCCGGTCTGCTCGAGCTGTTGCGACCATCGGTTGTCCTCGCCGAGCCCACCCTCGAACGGCACGAGCAGCGCGAGTTCCCGCTTGATCGGGTTGAAATGGGTGATCCCCCGGTAGAACCCTCGCTCGTCGTTGACCCACTCGCCGCGGTGACGGAGCGAGTGGTACACGGGCAGCTGCTCGACACCGTCACGGGTGTAGCGCTGCTGCCAGCCGACGTAGTCCGGGCCCGTGGAGAGCGCTTCGAGGATGCGTGCGACATGACCATCGGGGACCATGTCGTCGTCGTCGATGAACGAGACGTATTCGGCCAGGGAAGCCTCGACGAGCCGCTGGCGCTTCGTGCCGATCGACGCTTCGAGGTTGTCCCGGTAGACGATGATCCCGACGCCCTCGGCCACCTGAGGCACGAGCGCTTCGAGCAGGTGGCGCAACTGGGCGTCCCGGTGCTCGATCGAGGCGATCAGGATGTCCCAGGTCACATCGCGCTCCGGATCAAGGTCGAGTCGATGAGCCGTGCTTGGACCATCGCCGGCTCGTCGAAGCTCGAATAGAAGTCCGGATGGGCGTAGCGAGCCTTGTAGACCTCGTCGTCGTTGTTGCCCGTCAGGTCGGCTCGGTCATGGAAGACGTACACACC